AACTCGACGTTGCAGAGTATATCGAAGAGGCGTTTGAACGTTGTGGCTTAGAGGTCAGAACGGGTTACGATCTTAAATCTGCCAAGCGTTCTCTTAATCTTATGTTAGCCGAGTGGGCTAATCGTGGTCTTAATCAATGGACTATTACACAAACTACACAGGCACTTACTTCTGGAACAGCTAGTTACAACCTTAACACTAATGTGATTGACATATTATCCGTTGTGGTAAGGCGCAGTAGCACAGACTTTGCTATGGAACGAATTAGCAGGTCTACGTATTTAGGTATACCAACTAAAAGCACAACAGGACGACCTAACCAATTCTTTTTAGATAGGCAGATTACACCTGTGTTAAAAATATGGCCTACTCCAGAAAATAGCACAGACACTATTATCTTTGATGCGCTTACTCGTATGGATGATGCCGACACGTTTATTAATACCATGGATATGCCTTTTCGGTTTTTTCCATGTTTGGCTGCGGGTCTTGCGTATTATATAAGTATGAAGAGAGCGCCAAACAGGACGCAAATGTTGAAAGCTGTATATGAAGAGGAGTTCCAACGAGCAATGACTGAGGATAGAGATAGAGCTTCTTTTAACGTTGTGCCTCAGTATGAATACTTTAGGAGTTCGTAATGCCCAGATTTGCAAGAGGTAAATTTGCAAACGCCATATCAGACAGGTCTGGTTTCAAATATAAGTATTCGGATATGCGTAAAGAATGGAATGGTTCGCTTGTAGGTAAAGATGAGTTTGAGACAAAACAACCGCAGCTCGAGCCTTTTCCGACACTTGTGGATGCGCAAGGTATAAAAGACGCCCGACCTGATCGCAAAGAACCTTTGACGGTCCCTGTAGGTCCGGGGGGTTTTCCAGAAAGAGGGGTAGCTATACGTGCTTTTGCTTCTGTTGGAGAGGTTACGGTGACAACATGAGCTTTACCTTAGCCACTTTAAAAACAGCCATACAGGATTATTCTGAAAACACAGAGACGACGTTTACTAATAATCTATCAAATTTTATAAAGATTGCTGAGGAACGCATACTTAAAAATGTGCAGCTCAGTATATTTAGAAAAAACGCTACAGCGGCGTTTACCTCAAGTAATGAGTTTTTAGCTTGTCCTAACGATTTTCTTACACCGTTTTCTTTAAGCTTTACGGACGGCAGTAGCAATAAAGTATTTCTTGATTACAAAGATGTAAACTTTATACAAACATTTACGCCTAATACTTCTACCACAGGATCGCCACGCTTTTATGCTTTGTTCGACACCGATAATTTTATTGTAGCGCCCACGCCTAGTAGCAGCTTTGCAGTAGAGTTGCATTATTACTACAGGCCAAACAGTTTAACAGCAGGCGCCGATTCTGGAGAAACATGGCTAAGTACAAATGCACCTAACGCTTTACTTTACGGCAGCCTTATGGAGGCGTATACGTTTATGAAGGGCGAGCCCGATGTAATGCAGAATTATGCACAAAGGTTTACTGAAGCTGTGCAATCGCTTAAACTATACGGCGAGGCAAAAGAGGTTAGCGATTATTACAGATCAGGAATGGTTATGAGGGATAAACAATAATGTTGATGGAATTACCAAAAACACCGATTGTAGACATACAAACCACTAATAACAGAGGATTTACGCCAGAAGAGGTAGCGGCTCGATGTGTTGATAAGATAGTGGAAGTTGGCGATAACGCTGCGCCAGAGATTAGAGAACAGGCTCATGCCTTTAAATCGCATTTAGAAAAAGTAATTATATTTTATATGAAAGAAGCAATCAAATCAGATAGAACCACTGTTTGCAACGCAATTAAAAATGCAGGACATGAAAAACTTGCAGAAATGATAAGGAGATTATAATGGCTATATCGCAGGCAATGTGCACATCATTTAAGGTAGAACTTCTAAAAGGTGTTCACAATTTTACAAATAGTTCGGGTAATACATTTAACATAGCCTTGTATACCTCGAGCGCGAGTCTGGGAGCCGGAACAACTGCTTACACAACTAGCAATGAAGTATCAGGAACAAATTATACGGCTAAAGGACAAGCTCTTACAAACGTTACCCCTACCGCATCAAGTACAACTGCTTTGACAGATTTTACAGACGAAACTTTTAGTAATGTTACATTAACGGCTAGAGGTGCTTTAATATTTAATGATAGCGCCTCTGGTGATCCGGCGGTGTGTGTATTGGATTTTGGATCAGATAAGTCCGCATCATCTGGTGATTTTACTGTTGTGTTTCCGGCAGCCGATGCGAGTAACGCGATAATAAGGATAGCTTAATGGCATTTGTAATAGCAGATAGAGTTCGGGAGACAACTACTACCACAGGCACCGGTACTATTACACTAGGTGGAGCTGTCACTAACTTTGAAACTTTTACTGCTAATCTATCTAACTCTGATACGACCTACTATGCGATTGTTGATAACACAAACGGTGCTTTTGAGGTCGGTTTAGGCACATTTACAGCTTCTGGCACAACATTAGCACGATCAGTTATAGCAAGTTCTAATAGCAACAATCTAGTAGACTTTGGGGCAGGTACTAAAGATGTGTTTATCACAGTGCCTGCAAGTAAGATGGTTGTCGAAGATGGCAGCAACAATGTCGCTATTGGAGGTACAGTAACAGCCACGGCTTTTAGTGGTAGCGGTGCTAGTCTTACAGGTGTGGACGTAGTAAACGACACCAGTCCTCAGTTGGGGGGAGCATTGGACGTTCAGACCCACGATATTGTAACTACATCAAACAGAGACTTAGAATTAGCACCAAACGGAACAGGAAAAGTTGTTGTAAAAGGAAACGACAATCAAGGTTCTATACAGTTTAACTGCGAAGCTAATTCACATGGTCAAATAGTTATAGCAGCTCCACACTCAGAAAGTGCTTCAAACACACTAACTTTACCTAGCACAGGGGGTAACGCTCGTTTAGTGTCAACAGCATCAACTGCCACGCTTACAAATAAAACTTTTGGAGATAACGTAAGTTTTGGTGACAATAATATCACAAATGTAGGCGATATAGCTGTCGACTCTATTAGTGCAGATGGCACAGATATAAACGTAGCCGTGTCCGACAACTCCGCTACAGCGTTTACAATAAAACAAGGGTCAGATAATTACTTAGTTGTTGATACAGCTAATAGTAGTGAGTCAGTAGCGATAGGAACAGGCATATCTGGAACGGCAGTATCTATAGGACACACTACTTCAGAAACAACGGTGAACGATAACCTTACCGTAACAGGTAATTTGACAGTAAGTGGCACAACTACAACGGTGGATAGTACAACTATAAATGTTCAGAACACGTTAGTCTTTGAGGGTTCTACTGCTAACGAACACGAGACAACACTTACAACGGTTGATCCCACAGGAGACAGAACAATAAGTTTGCCAAATCAATCAGGCACATTGCCTGTTCTTGCAGC